CTTCTGCCTATTCCTTTTACTTTTGTTAAAATTGGTTTCATTATTGCTCCTTTCTGCGGTTTAAGGATTACAGCCAACCTATTTTTTTATAAGTTTTCTAATCCAAAAATTTCAAATGCAAACTTGCTTCCCAACCAATCAATCGCGACATCAGTCGGTGGATGATTGTATCTCAACTCACCGCTTGACAGCATGTAGCTGTTGTCAAGTACAAATGCCAAAAACATTGTGTTAAGTTGGGTATTTCCAAAATCAAAATTTAATTCTGACATTTGGAATTCTAAACCTATTAAATCCATCTGTTGTTTGAATTCTATAATCATTTCATATGCTTTCATAACAATCCTCCTGTTTTAAAGGCGGTTTAGGATTACCGCAAACCTATTTTTTTAATATTTATAAGGTTTTATTGTATGATTGTATCTTTCTGTATCAAAACCATCCCTTCAACTCTTTATTTATTATCTACCTTAATTATATACCTCGGTACATACCATGTCAACATCTTTTTAATATATTTTACTGCCGAATTTTGGGCATATTTAATTTTAATTGCATATAATAGAAGAAAAAATAAAATTTATATATTTTATAAAATAGGTGTTGAAATATTTTTAAATAAGGTTTATACTAATTTTGAAAGGTGGTGAAAATATGAAAAATGAATTGTTTAGTGTAGAGTCAACAGTGCAAGTAAACGGTACAAATGTATTTGCGACAATACCAGGTGCGGTTAGAAGTGTATTAAAACCCAAAAAAGGTGATGTTGTAAAATGGATCGTTTCTGGCGAAGGAATTGTTGAGATTGAAATAGTTAGAAAAGAGGAATAATATGATTTATCCTATCGGGTATTTATATCTTCATAGAGAGTTAACTGAAAAGCCGATATGGACAAGCTCTACCCCAGAGCAAAAGGTAATTTTAATAACCCTTATGATGATGGCTAATTTCAAAGAAAAAGAATGGGAGTGGCAAGGAAAAAAATTCAAAGCAAAACCTGGTCAATTTATAACGAGTTTAGATGGAATCGTTAAAAATTGTGGCAAAGGAATATCAATAAAAAATGTCAGAACGGCTTTAGTACGTTTTGAAAAACTCGAATTTTTGGCAAACGAACCGGCAAGCACTGGAAGGCTTATAACCATTACAAACTGGGGCTTGTATCAAAATAATTTAGAAGAGTGGCAAACGGAACGGCAAAGGGGTGGCAAAGGGGTGGCAACTAGAGAAGAAAGAAATAAAGATAATATAAATACATTATCTGAAATTGAAGAAATTAGAAAACAATATCAAGGTGCAAAATCAAAGAAAGTAGCAGATTTAAAATTGCCTTCTCTGATTAAAAAATATGGCAAAGAAGAAATGATCAGAACAATAGAAAGATACAACAAATATGTCGAACAAGAACGAAAAAACGGTTTTAAGGAATTGAAGTACAAAAACGAGAGTACATTTTGGAATGGTGGCTATATTGATTACCTTGACGATAATTATGCAGAAGCTAATAAAGCTAATAAACCTAAAAGCAACGTTGTTGTTAAAGACGGCGTTAAATATGAAAATGGATTGAGGGTGTACGAATGAATATACACGATATACAAGGTTATGTTATAAGTCAGTGGCTAGGAAATAATTATACAGAACATATCAATAACATAAATGTCAAATGTTTTGATGGAGAGTATGTAGACATAGTCAATTTAATCAGAAAACAATACACTAAAACCAATGAAATTGACATTGTGACAATTGAGTATGATTTTGAAGCATTAACAATGATTGTCGATAAACACGATTATTTATCTCTAAAAATGAGTAGTTGTGTTGACAAGCTTAACGCTTATAGATCAGAAAAGGCACTTAAATATATTGGACACAAATTGTCTATAGGAGAAATAAGCGAAGTTGACGCAATAGACTTGTTAAATAAAAAAATTAATATGAGCGAATCTGACATTGATTTTGGGGATATGGTTGCAGCACAAACATATATTGATATTGTTGAAGCTCACTCAAAACAATCTTCTAAAAAAATAGGGATAAAAGGATTTGATAATTTAATAGGCGATTTTAGTGAATCGGGTTTTTTTGTAATTGGCGGTAGACCCTCTAGCGGCAAAACTGTATTAGCTTTAAATATTGCTGACGAACTAGCAAAACAAGGAGATAATATTTTATTTTTTAGTTTAGAAATGAGCAAAAAGAAAATAATGAGTAGGTTGTTAGTTTCTAATTCCTTTGTTGACAATGAAAAAGTAAAGACAAAACAATTGAGCGAGGATGAATTTAAAAGACTTATGAACGCATCAAAAAAACCTCACTTTAAAAACATACACATTATCGACAAGTCTGGAATGGATATATCAGAGATTATAACAAAGTCAATAGCACTGCATCATAAATACAATTATTCTTGCGTTATTATTGACTACTTGCAATTAGTGCATGCCGAAGGTAGCTCAATTAGAGAGAAAATGATTAATGTGTCTCATGGGTGTGTAGCGCTTAAAAAAATACTTGGTATACCAATTATAGTAATTTCAAGTTTAAGTAGAGCCGGTGCGACAAGGACGGACAAAAAACCTATTATGTCAGACTTAGCAGAAGCAGGAGCAATTGAGTTTGACGCAGATACAATAGCATTTGTTCATAGAGAATACATGGAAAATAACGAGTGTGATCCTTTTGATGCTGAAATAATATTTAGAAAGAATCGTGATGGTAATTTGGGGATTGCAAAACAATACTTTGATGGTAGTCATTTTAAATTTAGTGATTATGATTTTAGAAAACGATAATTATAGATATAAGCGAGGTGTAAAATGACAAAAGAGCAATTAAAATTACTAGAACACATTATGAAATTTGAAGCCAAACGTAAAAGATTGCCAACGATTGGCGAACTTTCTGAACATTGCGGCTATGGTGTTAAACCTATTTTTTTAAAAAGCGTTATGGGAGATTATCCAGAAGAATTAACATGGACAGAATCAGAAAAAGAAATTTTTGAGTTGATGGAACTTGGGTATAAACTTCATGAAATTGTAGAAAAAACCGGAAAGGCATACGCTAATGTTTATAGGATAGTTAAAAAGTTTAAGCCATTTAGCAAAAACAATAATTTAAGAGAGTATCCAAGAGACGAAAAACGACATTATACACAAGAGATAACAGATCCTTTATACATCGAAGTCCAAACAAATAATAAAAAATACAACTTTTTAAACGGTTGTAGAGGTTATGCTGGCTTTGGTGGCAAAAAAGCAAAGTGCAAAATTTGGAAAAATTGTAAAGAATACAACATTGAATTGTACGACAATGAGTTTATTATAATTGAGCCTGTAAATGTTAAATTACACAAAGCACTTAAAATAAGGCCTCTAATAATGCCATAAAGCGCATAAAATGCGAACAAAGTACAAAGCGTTGGCAAAACAATAAATATCAATACAGACGATGTAAAGGCGGTTTAAATGGGTGAGTATTTAATATTAAAAGGGCACAATGAGGGTAAAAAGATATATTTGACCTGGTGCAATAACAAAGATCATATGGCAGATGAATTGGGAATCTTGTATCATGTAAATGACATTTGTCCTATCGAATCAATTGCAGAGTACGAAAAAATTATCTCGAGCGAGTTTAGATTATTAAAAGATAAGCACGATGTATTGTGTCGATGGATGGCCGGGTTGTGAATGCGAAAGGATGTAGCGATAATTAAAAAAAGTGCTAGGTTTGTTAAAGAAAGAATTCCATCTTGTGAAAATTGTATTTATTATTCTGTAGCCATCAAAAAAAATTTAAAAGAACAATTGATAGAAATGGCGCATGGGCGTTGCTGGAAAAGCGGTTATGATTTAAAAGAAAAGCCATATAAACAAAGATATGAGTTATGTAAAAAGCGGTCGCATTATGGTGACGAAGTATGATTAAATTTAAAAAATGGAGGTAATAAAATGAAATATATTGATACAATAACTAGCAATAAAAAAAGCACAATAAAAAATAATTGTCCAAGGCTTTTCTGTGAAGATTGGACTAAAAAAGACGTTAATACAATTAAATATAATTGTGGAGCGGTAATTGGATGCAGAGATATTACGTGCGAAGAGTGCTGGAATCAAGAAATTTACAAAGAAAATTTGCACGATCGAATGACAGAAATTATAGAAAATGCAAAAGCACTGGAATTTAAAAGCGTAAAAATTAAAACAATGAGCGAATTAAAAGATGGGGATGAAATAAAATATAGAGAATTAAATTTAAACAAAGTGGTTGTGTGTAGAGGACTAGAAAAATTAATGGGCAATTATGGCGGTGTTGATATAAGTTTGTACACAGAGGATATGAAATGTATTGTTGACACAGATTATGATATAGCACAAGTGGTTAGAAATGGAGTTTTAGTTTATGATAGATCTGAAATTGAAAAAGATAACGAAAAATTAGAAAGTCCAACTAAAGATATTGATAATTTAATCAAGAAAATAAACGAGTTTAAAAGGAAGTGGTTAAATGAATAAATTTTTAGGCAAAGCAATGGGATATATTTTTTTAACTGGCATAACTGTAATTTTTATTGCTGCATGCTTTAAGTTGGTATTTTATATTTTAAGTTAAACGTTGCAAAATCAACGATTGTAAAAGATAAAACAATATGATATAATTAGAGGTGATTAAGTGGATAAAAATAATTTTGTTTGTGAATGTGGATCAATTAAATTTCTCGAAAATATAGAACGCCAAATGATAATGTGTGAAAATTGCAATAAAATTCACAACAGTAAAACATTTAAAAATATTGATTTTGTAGGTGGTGAAAAATGAGATATTGCAAATACTGCAAAAGAGAAGTAAAAGGCACAAAAAAATTCAACTGGATCATTTTTATTTTGGGGTTGATTACATTTGGAGTTGTATCGATTGCATATTTGATTTATTACTTGTTAAAACGATCAACCAAGTGTCCTATTTGTGGTGGTAAAACTAAAGGTTGGGTTTGGAAATTGAGACACAAAGGAGAAGTCAATGGAATATAGCGATGAATTAGTTGGAAAAGCCGTAAGATGGTTTTATGAAAAAAATGATTATATTGATATTGGAGTATCTTCAAGTGGAGATAATGAGTTAAATGAAATTGTTGAGTTGTATTTAGAAGAAAAGTCAAAAGAAAAAGCCAAAGAAGATTTGTCTAAAGCAATTGCAGAATTTGAAGATAGTGTAAAAAAAAGTTTTAGAACCACTCGCTGAAAGCATAAAAAACATTTTAGAAAAAAGGATGTGATTAAATGTCCGCTAAAGAAAAATCTTCTACTAAACAATCAAGCCCAAGAGCGAAACCGAGTAATAAAAAGCCTGCTGAAATTAGCGGGCTTTCTGAGCGTAAAGGATTAACTTTGAAACAAGAGAAGTTTGTTGTTGCGGTTGCAGAGGGAAAAACACAAGTTGACGCTTACAAATTGGCTTATGACGCAAAAAATATGAGTGACGCAAGCATATATCCTAAAGCATCTAAATTAATGGCGCAGGATAATATAAGGGTAAGATTTGACGAATTAAGGGGAAAGGTTGTCAATCGATTAGAAGAAAAGTCAATAGTGACTATTGAAGGATTGCTGAAAGACTTGCAGGATATAAAGCAAACTTCGTTGTTAAAGATACCCACAACGATAAAAACGCCTACAGGTGACAGTATTGTGGTCAATCAGAATATTGATTCATCGGCAGCGTTAAAAGCCATTGAATTGATGGGCAAGCACCTCAAGATGTTTACGGATAAACTTGAGCTTGGTGGAGAATTGAAAATAGAGAGGTCTGATGATGAACTCGAATGTAGAATTAGAGAACTTGAGCGCATCTCAAAAGCTTGAATATCTTGAGTTGTTAGAAGAAAAGGTATCAAGAGAAGCTAAAAAAAGCATATTAAAGTTTTCGATGTACACCATGAATGATTATGTTCCAAATTGGCATCATGTTGAGTACTGCAAAAAGATTGATAGATTCATACGTGGCGAAGTCAAAAATTTAATGGTTTTTATGCCGCCACAGCATGGAAAATCAGAAATATCGACAAGGAGAACACCAGCAAAAATACTGGGAGATTATCCAGACAAAAAAATAGGCGTTATAGCTTACAATTATACGATAGCGTCAAAATTTAATAGAGACGTTCAGCGAATAATTGACAGCGAACAATATTCTAAAATATACCCGCAAACAACCCTAAATGGGAAAAACGTAAGAACTACAGACAATTACCTTAAAAATTCAGATGAATTTGAGATAGTCGGAAGAAAAGGATCGTTGGTAAGTGTTGGTGTTGGCGGCGGATTAACATCTCGAAAACTTGATGTAGCCATAATGGATGACTTATACAAAGACGCTATGGATGCATGGTCACAAACAAAGCGCGAAAACGTTCAAGATTGGTATGACACTGTTTTAAGGACAAGACTGCATAACAACAGCCAACAATTATTAGTGTTTACAAGATGGCACGAAGACGATTTGGCTGGATATTTGCTTAGAACCGAGCCCGAAAAATGGGAAGTTGTGCTTTTTGAAGCCATAAACACAAAACCAAGAAACAACGACATTAGAAGCATTGGGCAAGCACTATGGCCTGAACAGCACTCGTTGGAAAGTTTAGAAGCCATAAGAAAAAATAATTCGGTTGTATTTGATTCTTTATATCAGCAAGACCCAACTCCGAAAGAAGGTTTGTTAATGTCGGAATCGGATTTGAAGCGTTTCAAATTAGATCAATTGCAATCTAAGCCAGATGGTATAATATCAACCATAGACACCGCCGACGAAGGCGATGACAAGTTGTGCCAGTTGGTTGGTTTTATCTATGGCGAAGAAATATATATTGTTGACGTGATTTTCACAGACGAACCAATAGAAATAACTCAGCCTTTTGTTGCGAGTATGCTCGATAAATACTCAGTAGATAACGCTCACTTTGAGTCAAACAACGGTGGGAAAGGATACGCTCAAAAAGTAAAAGAATTGAAAAAAGGCAGAACAACAATACATTGGAAGCAAACGACACAAAACAAACACACTAGAATAGTGATGAAATCAGGGCAGATTAAAGAGTGTTTTAGATTTAGGTCTGATATTGACAAGCACGATGAATATAAAAGCTATTTGTATCAGTTGACGCATTATCCTAAAAACGGAAAGACAAAACACGATGATGCGGCAGATGCAACAACCATGATGGCGGAACACGCATTTGGAAACAGAAACAAATGGGGTTGGACCAAATAATAAAAAGGCGGTGAAACATGGGTCTATTGAGCAAGATTAGAGATTTTGAATCATCAGAGCATTACAGATATTTTAGATACGGTAAAGATTATTATACGGGGGACAACACCGAGATCATGAAGCGCAGAAAATGCATGTTCAACGAAATTTCAATGTCACTGTTGGACATACCATATAGGGCTAATCATAAGTACCCATCTGGTTTTTTTAGGATTGTTGTAGATCAAAAGGTACAATATTTATTAGGAAATGGTGTAAAAGCGGAAGATGATGTTTTGGAAGCGTTAGACAATGCTACAGGTGGATTATACCCATTTTTAATCAAGTCAGCTACATCTGCGTCACAACAAGGTATCCAATGGGTATATATGTATGTAGATAGTGGTTCTTTAAAATTTTCTTTGGTTGATCCCGAAAACGTGGCGCCTGTTTACAAATATGGCAGACTTGACAGTGTTATTTATACGTTTGACGAAAGTGAAATCTCTGTAGCAGAAGTGTGGACCGCAGAAAAGATGGAAAGATACGAAAAAACCAAGAAAGATACAGAGTTTCAGATGGTTTCAGAATCAGCGCACTATACAACCATTGAATCGTTTGGTGGCAGAAAAGTTTCAGAACAACCGCATTCGTTCGGCATGATCCCTTTTGTCTGTCTGAGGAATAATCAGTATTCAAATAGTGATCTAAAAGACATTAAAGCATTAATTGACATTTATGACATTATAGCAAGTGACTTTGCTAATAACATTGACGATATGCAAGATGCTTTTTATGTTGTCAAAAATTTTGGTGGTGAATCACTTAGCCAATTCATGAGCGACCTCAAGCAATACAAATCCATTCAAGTTGGGGATGATGGGAGCGTCAGCGCAGAACAGCTAGAAATCCCAACAGAAGCGCGCAAGGTGT